TACGGAGGGTCAGTCACGATTGAATCCACCGAGTTATCGGGCATCTTCTGCATTTCCGATAAACAGTCTCCATGAAATATCATAGGTTATCAATAAAGGATTTCAAACTCAGAACGCTCTTTTGCTTTGGCCCATTCCTCATCTGTTTTTCTCGTCTCGTACCGTGGGTTTGGTTGATACTTCACGGTCGCGATTGAGTGAGGCTGCCGTGGCGTTGGCCCTACGCTTTTAGCTGCGAGATAGAATACAAACAATACCCCAGCCACGAATAGTATAAGGCCGAGAATAACAAGAGCAAGGTCACGAAGAGCCAATTTGACGACGTTGTTTTCATTTATTATAGGCTAATTTTATTTGATTAGTGCCTTCGCGAAGGAAGGTCTTTTATATGTCAGGGGACAGGGTGGCGCTCTCATTTTGAGAGGTCGTGATAAATCCACCCTTCTTCTTTCCCCTCTCACAAACCATTTTCGTAACGCCACGAATATGGTCTAAGAGAGAGGGCCAACTTGTTATTATTATATCATGTTGGCTCTCGTCGGTCAGATGTTTCCCGACCACAACACCGTTTCCTTGCCGTCCTTCACGCCGATGATGTGGGTTAGCTTGATATCGTCAGTGAAGAGGACGAGAACGAAAATGTCCCTTCTGTCATCAACAACGATGAGGCACTCTACCTTCACGAGTCCTTGGCTCGGTACGGTACACCGCCCATCGAAGACCGTGCGGAGACCTGCCAAGTAATTCGACAGCACATCGGGAGGCCGTTCAGCAAAGACAACAATGGCCGCGAACATCAGTACCAAGAACGTCAGCATATAGCCGAGGCGTTTCCATCTGATTTCCATTTCGTTCTCCTATTGAAGGGTTTTGAGATATCTCACCACATAGGGTGGCAAGACGCCGTGGAGCGTGTACTGCGCCAGGTCATTGTGGAGGTCTGGGTCAGTCCCGAATGCCCACACATGGGCTACCCGGAAGAATGTCAGCGGCTCCATGTTTAGCTGTAAAAGCTTGTTCCTGAAGAAGAGAAGCATGGTGTTTCCTTTCGTCGTAAGTGCGCTCGCAAACGCGCGAGCAAGTCCAGCCATCGGAATGATTTCCGTAGGCCCCAGGGATGACTTTCTTACACGTCAGGCATGGTTGTGGTTTGACCCACGGCTCCCTGTCTTTGCGTTCTTGTTGCAGGTCACGCAGATTTCGCCCGTTTTTCATAGGACTCCTTTTGCGATGGACACACCATATGCGCGAACAAGATGAACCTGTCGCGAATGACGATGTTGTGACTGGTCACGTTCCTGTCGAACATCCGACAACATAAACAGCACAGTCTGATTTCTGTGAGGAAATAGACCGTCCCGTCTTTTTGGGCGATGAACATATTTCCTCCTTTGTAAAAGAACCGGAGAGGGTCGAAGCAAGCCTCGTTTAAGCGGTTAGGCGCCCTCCCTTTACCGTCGAAGGCAAGGGGAGAGGTCTATTTTTTTAGGAAAACGATGATACCTGTAATGAGAAAACCAATAGCAGTCGTCGCACCAGCAACTTTAGCGAGAAAAAAGAACATTTTCCAGAATCCCTGCTTGCCATCAAATGCCTCTGTCATTGGCTTTATGATGTTTTTAACATCGACAATATCTTGATTGATTTTCTTGGTATCGGCCTCGTGAGTGAGGATGTGGTTATCGAGTGTTTTTTGTAACTCTCTCAATAAGGGTGAAAGAGACGGCGGAGTGGAGTCTCTCGCCATAATGAGTGCATGGTCAAGTTTGTCGAGTATTTTCTGCTCAATGGTCATAGATTTATTGATAAAGAGTACCCAAGCAATCCACCAAGAAACATGACCACGACACCAATGACAAATCCCACCAGTATCATCTCCTTATTATCCGAGAGACGATTCTTCATGGCTTGCTTGGCTTCCATGTCTTCGAGGTTCTTAATCGAGGCTGCTCTTGCTTTTGCGCTTTGTACCTTTTTCATAGGGTTGAAAAAATGGTTAAAATAACATAATTCTTCGGAGGTTGGTCGAGGTTGATTGCAGAACGTAGAGCCATTTCACGACTTTGGATGACGAGAGGTTTTGAATCCAAATCTTATTTCCAATCGTGGCAGCACCGCCCAAGTACCAGTCGGTGTTACAGGTTACAATGGAGTTCTTGACGACGTTGTAGCGGTAGAATCGCTGAGGGATGGCCGCTGTTCCTTCTTTAGCAATGTAGATAAAGAGGCCGTCCCAATCGGTGGAATCGCCGAGCGCAAAGGTCGTGAGGTAGGGATGATAGATAATCACTTCCCAAGCGAGTGATGAGATGTTGAAACGGTCGAGAACGGCCGTTCCGCCACGGAGAGAGTAGATGTACTTTCCGTTTCGGATGTTTGTGATGTCTGCCCAGACGGTATCGCCTGTTACGCCGACAAAATCAGCCGACATACCAGCAATGGCAGCGCCAACTCTCGCTGATGTTGGAGTGACCGTTGTCCATGAGTTTCCTGAGATAGAGTATTTGTAGAGCGTGACAGCGTTGTTTCCGAGAGCGTAGATGGCGTTTACATCGCCTTCAATCACAAAGTCAGAAGTAGCATCTGGCGTGGTCGTCCAGGTGTCGACAGTGAGCGTTGTTGCCGTGTTAGCGGTAATCACTCGAATTTGTCCGATACCTGTGCCGCTTATAATTCTCACCTGATAGTTTATCCACTGGCTCACCGCCCAGGCTTTGGTCGTGAGGCCGATTGTGGTGGCGCTGGAAACATCTGCGTTTGTGACAGAATCATAGTCATTCCCAATCATGCCAGGAAAAACGAGGCGGCCATCTGTCCCCCATGTTGCTGACAGACCCGTGTTGGAGAGGCTCGTCCACACGCCTGTAGCGATGTCGTAGGACTTGAAATAAGTAGCAGCGAGAGTTCCTGCAGTGAGAATAAAATACCGGCCAGAAGAAATCTTGAAGGTATCATTGTTTGCGACAACAGACGGGAGAGCGACATCAAACGTGAGCGTTCCTGTCCCTGTTGCGGTGGCTGGTGTATTGATGGCGGTGATGGTTCTTCGCAGTCCGAGGTTGGCGGCCGTACCACTCAAAATCTCTACTGTCTCTCCGACAACGAACCCATTGATATTAAAGCTCGCAACGTTATAGGAAATAGTTGTGGTTGTTCCGCCCGTTGCTGTGAAGTTGTTTGACCAATCATTGTAAGCTCCGCATGAACCAGCTGCGAGAGCAACAGGGAAAGCTCCTGAAGCAATCGGTATCCAGTCATCGTTGGTGTGGTCGTAGAGGTAGTGGACGACGTTTGACGACATCAGCAAAGCAAACCGTGAAAGATTGTGGTTGTCGTTCACGATGAACGCTCCTGCCGCCGTAGCCAGTGGAGATGGCATCATGGTCTGCCATTCTGCCCTGTGAAGAATCGGCGTGTTGTTTTGAGTTTCGGGCATAGTTAGACTGTTACGTTGTTAATATTTGATTGAATTGCAGTGAGGTTGAACTGAGCCTGAGCGACAAGACTAGCAGGGACACCCGTTCCAAAGTTGGTAAGGGTAGTAACTGAAACTGAACCAATGACTGATGTTGCAAAAGACCCGATTGGAATAACTCGGAGAGCTGGCGCACCTGCGTTTGCCAGTCCAGCCAGAAAAACAAGTCTGTGGTTAAGTTCCTGCAATGTTTCGGTAAGACTTTTGATGTCGAGGGCCGTTACTTCGGTTGCTCCTCCAACTGGGGCAGGTACTATATTTTCAATAGCACTTTTGACAAGAAGCTGCGTCGCTTCGGTAGCAAGAGTTTGCAGTTTGGTAGAATCAACTGTTGATAGTCCGCCAGCTCCACCGCCACCGCCACCAGTGCGATCAACCTCTACTTGTATGCGCCCGTCATCACTCAAGGGAAGTTTTTTCTTTTTTATCTCGTCCCCAAGCTCTTCAAGTTTTGTCGCCAGGGATGTAAATGCCTCAGTATAATCGACAGTCTTTATTTCTTTTATGGCTTTAACAAGCCTTTCAACGTCCTTTGTCTTCTTAAACTCATCGATCAGTGGCCTCAAATCAACTTCCTTAGAAAGGATTTTACTGAGGGAGTCTTCAACATTACTAAGGTCAACAGTGTTAACTGCTATTTCTTTTGGAAACTCAGGGAACTTCGGGAAGTCAGGGAATTTAGGATAATCAGGTATTGTCGGGAACGCAGGGTATTCAGGAATGTTCACTTCCTTGATATCTTTTACAGCTTGAACAATCGCTGAGGAAGCGTTTTCCAGTGAGGCCTGAAAGACTTTCTGAGTCTCCCGGGACTCTGCTTTGATCGCCGAAGAAATCGTTTTTGCGATTACCAGACTTTTTAGAACGGATTCTTTTTCCATACTTCTATTATATCCCCTTTCTTATAAGAATTGAAAGAACTTTGAGTTAGTTGCGGATGTCTTTTCGCCTTGTGCCTTTTCCATAGATTTATATTTATGCTCCAATACCTAAAAGACCGAGATGACGGACTGTCGCAGCCGCGCCCAAATCACCAGCTTCCCAATCATCCCAAGTTGAGTTGTCATGCCAAATAGATAGCCCGGCTCGAAGATGTCCTGTAATAGCGGTATCTGTTTGGTTGGTCAAAACTTGGCTCCCATTTCTATAAGCCTGAATGATGCTTGCATCCACGCGACACTCGAGAATGTCTCCGAGAGAGTTTGAACTTCCGTCAGACTGCATAATAGTATGAGTACCAGCGACGAATTTTGATATTCGGCGAAATCCGTTTCCCCACTCCGTCTGATAGTGAGTTCGAGCACTTGACGAAAATCTTGTAGAAACGGACACGTCAAAGCTTGTTCCTGTTGAGCCGATAGTTGCCTTGCAGTACATATCATCACTGGAAAGGTCGCTATCAGCTCGGTAGTCTCTATCTCCGTGCCCAGTAGTGGTGTCTCTTTGAACTTTGTTAGTCTGTATTTCCATGCTACTCCCAGCAAGCTTTGACCAACTAAAGCCACTATTAGGGCCACTGGCAGTATGAGCTTCAAGGTCTACCCCATTAGTGTCTACAAAAGTATCTCCAATAATAGTCTCCGGTTTTTTCCAAAGAACACCCTTTCGATGTTCAACTGGCACGAGAAGGTTGGCTTTTTCATTAGACATCTCTCCGTAGATTTCCTTCATTTTTGCGCCCACCCACTTCTGCAAAAGAGCCTTAGGATACATTCCAACATTTTGGCGATAATCGTGTTGGAAAACATCAACTGTTCTTTGTTTATGAGCTTCGGTGAACTCTTCGGACTTTAACTTTTCTCCGCCAAGATACAAAGCAACTTCTTTTCCGAATCTACCAGTTACTGGTTTTGGAGCGGTTACACCAGTAGGGTCGGCTTCAATGGTGAGTTTTCCCCAAATGAAATCAGCGACAACTGATGAATCTGTCCCAAGGTATTCAGCCCCCGTTATGGTTTGTGGGTCTGCATACGAAAAAACTCCAAACCCCTCTGGTAGGCCACCTTTCTTCCCTGCTTGAATACTAGATCGCAAGTCTACAACTCCAGTATTGGTTCCATGAGGAGAACGCCAATAGCATTTATCAGCTTCGCAGAACCATTCCCATTGCGCTTTGTAATAGTGTTTCATATCGTATTGGCCAGACCGTTTTTACTTGTAGTAGACCATGACTAAACAATCACTTGCTCCGGGTGCACCCGTATCAGAGTCTGCGACACCTGTTGTCGCTGCGACACATATAGCCGTAGAGAATCCGATTGGGAAGGGTAGACCGATATGACCAGCGGATGTCGGTGGGAGGTAGAGGGTAATGACTGGTGTAGTCGTTCCAACCGTGACGTTGGCGGCTGTTGCATTGTAGAACTTCAAGTATCGAGCCGAGGCTGTTGTATTCGCGAAATAATACCCGTACATATTTCCAGCTGTTGCTTTCACTTCCTCTTCCGTCTCGTCAATGTCGATAGACTTGAAGATAGTGCAACCACCAGTAGTCGTCGGGGTGAGTGTCGCCCAGAGTGCTCCTTCTGCGCTCGCATCCATAGTAGCCCAGTCCCCTGAAGTTCCTGCTGAGGTGGCAGGGGTGTCAATTCTCCGAACTCCTCCCTGAAGGATAGGTTCTCCGGCGATATGAGCAGTGTCTTCTGGTACAGACCCAGCAATCCATGTCTTACCAAAACTATCAGCAATGAATTGCGTGTAGTCACCAGAGGCAGAAAGGTTCGCTCCAGAAACAGGTACATCGAGACGGATTTGAGCTACTTTAACCAAGTGGTCAGCAGCAGAAGAAGCAGTGTCCTCTGTGGTAGCGATAGAAGTAGCACCAGCGGTAATAGCACCAGCGGCGATTGTTATTGAAGCAGGAATGGATGATTGGTCGCTGGCTATGACTATTGGCTCTGAGTTGGCCATTGTCGCCTGGCCATTGGCATTGGATTTTTTATACGCCATACGTTTATATTACAAAGAAATTAGTACCGTCTGAAATAATGTCTACCGAGTCTTCCGGAGCAACTTGAATACTTGCACTGCCATCAATCGTTTCTGCTCCGACCGTATCTATTGTGATTGCGGCTGAATGGTTGTTCTTTATTGTGTAGCGATTTGTATTTCCTGAGGCTGCAGCAAGACTCAAGGTATGAGCACCTGCGACAAAGTAGACGTAATCTGTAGAGGCTGTAGAACCCATCGTAATGGAGCCTGAAGTTACGGCTACTGCCCTTGTGATACCTGAGCCACTCCCAATCGTAGCTAGTTCAAACGCTGTCTCTCCTGCATTTACCCGTACGACCTTAAGTGAATTACTTGCGTAGGCTAATCCTGCCAAGTCAGTAAGTTGTGCATCGAGTGGTTGTTTAGCGTCGAGTGCAGCTTGTAGTCCGCTTGTCTTGGCGATAGAGAGCGCAGCATCAGCGATTGCCGTTGCATTTCCTACCGATGTAACTGGGCCCGTAAGGTTAGCGTTGGTAGTGACATTCCCTGCTGTCAGCCCCGAAGCCGTACCCGTTACGTTAGTCATCACCCCCGATGCTGGAGTACCGAGAGCTGGAGCGATAAGAGCTTGTCCACTTGGAAGAACTACTGTGCCTGTAAAGGTAGGTGATGCTAGGTTTGCCTTGAGGTTAAGAGCTGTTTGCTGTGCAGTCGAGACTGGTTTACCAGCGTCGGTTGTGTTGTCTACTGAGCCAAGCCCGACATCACCTTTGACTATCCCTGTAGGAGTTGTAATAGCTGGAGACGTTCCAAAGACTAATGCTCCAGAACCAGTTTCGTCAGATATAACGCCTGCTAATTGGGCGGAAGTAGTAGCAGCGAATTGAGAGAGAGGGTTAGCGACGAGAGCATCGCCAGAACCTCCGCCACCACCAGCGCTACCAGCAATCACCAGAGTGTCGCCTGTTTTTGTCACTGTGACATTAGCACCAGCAATGATTTTCTCTTGGAGTGTCCCAGGAGTACCGAGAGTGTCTATTTTAGCGAGGCCAGTATAAGAACCACCACCACCCGTTTGAGACTTCGGAAGGTTTTTGATAGAACGAGCGTCAAGTCTGTCGTCTCCTGTGAGTGATTCGAGTTTGGTGACGATTTCCTTTGGTTCATCCGGGGATCCGTCCGAGCCGTTTTCTCCATCTTTCCCGTTCCGAGGGATATTGATACGAGAAAGAATCTTAGAGATGATAGCTACCTCATTTATCTTTTCAGGTCTCGGCATTTGATCCATGACTAGTGGGAGGAGTTCTCTTACAATGAGTTCGTTGTCAGCGTTTTCTCCTGGCGCTCCGTTTTCTGGAAGCTGAATCTTACTCAAAACAGAGGATATAATCCTTTCTTCATCAGCGTCATTCCCTGGGTCACCCTTCTGGACACCGAGCAATGCCACAAGCTCATCAACATCATTTTTGTTTGCTTCTTTATCCTCAACTTCATCCATAGGTACCTCGGTTCCGTCTAACTCGTGACTCGTCCCTTTTTCGTCGTTGGCATACCAAATAGTTCTATTCCCTTTTTTAGAATAGCGTTTATCGGAGACGGTGAGTGCGCCGCGCTTCTTATGATATATTTGGTCGCCTTTTTGCATAAACTATTTCTTAGGTTGCCAGTTATTCTTTTGGAGTAGCGCCCCAAATCGTTTAGCAAGATTCCAGTTGGTCATTTCAGGACTCCACCCAAGTTTTTTAGCTATTTCTCTAGCTCTAATCTCTTCAGCAACAAGCGTCTTTGTCGTAGCCGTTTTCTGCTTTGCTGCATAGTCAGTGAAGTCGGCCATTTCATTGAGAATGCCTCTCTTTACTTTCTTTGTTCCTTTCTCGAAGATGTTTCCGACAGCCGTCTTGATCCCATCGAGTTCAGATGGTTTTTTACCGCTGAGGAGAGAGCCTATCTTTTGATTGGTAGTCTTCCCTGCTCCTTTCGCTGCCTGATACTCTGCACGGAGTTGGGAGGAGGTTTTGAGAATACTTTGGTTGAAAATAAGAGTTGTGTCTGGATGTTTTCCGTTAATAAACGCCTTGTCTAAGCCGGTCTGACCTTCAATCGTATCAAGAACATCATCAGTGAAACGCACTCCATCATACCCCTCATTTTTCAGGTTAGCAATTACCGATTCAGCACTCTGCTGAGGAAGGCTTTTAAGCACTTTTATTTTTGCCCCATTGAGAACCACAAACTCTTTTGTGTTTGGAACGAAGTCGCCAATTGACCCTGGCGCAGTTCCGTTTCTGAACTCGTCGGTCTTCATGAAATTTGTCTGTGATTTCAGCTGGCTAAACCAGTCTGCTGCCACTCTGCTCTCTGTTAGGTATATCTGTTTCCCCCTATTACCCTTTTGTGCCAACGAAGAATCAAACTTTTCAAAGTTCACACCTTCACCAGTCCCATGATACAAAGGTGTTCCATGTGCCTTCACAAACTCATCAAATGACTGTTCTTTAGTAACAGCTTCTTTGGCACTGCCTGCTTTTGGGAGAGAGCCTAGACCAGCTCTCTTCAGTTCCTCTGGCGTCATTTTTGAGACATCTTGAATAGAGAGGCCACCTTTGCCTTTCATGTTTTGAACGCCTTCTTTCAGCTTTTTCCCAAAAGGTGTGTCGAGGAGAATGTCCCCAGGAGTTCGAGTTTTGAACAAAACTTCAAGCTTTGGAAAGCGGTCAAGCATAGTCCTTGCCTCTTTTTTTGGAAGTTTAGAAAGCCAAGAGGCTAGTCTGGTCTTAACTGCCGTTGATCCGAGAGCTTTTTGTAGTCCAGCTGCCCCCATACCAGCGATAATAGTAGGGACTGCCGCTCCACCGGTTGCGATAGCGGTCGCCAAGGCTCCACCGAGGCCAACAGTCGTCTGTCCGAAACTAATAAGATTCTGACGCTCCATTATCTTGTCTCGATACTTAGCAGCGATTTCAGCAGAGGTGAGGTCAGCATACCTTTCCGTTGCCTTTCTAAATTGAGCCGCAACATTAGGATCAGCCATTTCTGCTCCTCTTATGGTAATTTCTTTTGCTTTACCATAAACACGTTTCAAGGCAGAGTTCACAAGTTTGTCGTCTGATGGATTGCCAGTAAACTGCGTTACGTCTCCGATTGAACGCATTATTTCCCTAGCTTCCTTGAAAGATGCTTGATCGAGGTTTCTTGCGCCAGCAGAGATGATGGTTGGATTTCCAGCCTCGTCTAAGCCCTTCTGAAGGTTTTCAGTAATTGATTGCTTGACAGAATTCAATCTTTGGAGTAGAGTCTGGTTGTTCTGCTTTGCAGCAACATCCATTGCATCATTAATAGGTTTCAATGATTCTCGCAGGTTCAATACTACTTTTCCTTCTAGTCTATCTCCTAGGAATCCAATTTCTTGACCAGCTTTTTGGCGACCTTCGCTAATTTTAGTGATAAGCTCTTCAAAGGAATTAGCTTTCATCCCAGCGACAGCTCTCCCCGGATTCTTACCGTAAGAAAAGTCCTTCTGTAGTGGTTTTATAATAGAGTTTATAATTCTCGGCGCTTGATCAGCGGCGATTTTTTGTACCTTGTTTTTTGCTGCACCAAGCGCTTTTCCCGCTATTGGGATTGAACCAATAGCCGTTCCAAACCCAGGCGTTAAGACGCTTGCCCCTGTTTTACCATCCAATAAGTTCTCAGTTACATCATAACCAACTCCAGCCCCAAGAAATGAGCCAGCCTTTCCTAGAACCTTTGCTGCTGTAGCCCCAGGATAAGCGAGAAGAGCAGTCTGCCCTATGGCCCCTGCCATTTCACCACGAGTAGGCTTTGGTATGAATTTTCGTTCTTCCGGTGAAGACATTGCCCTTCCTCCTGCACGAGCAAAGACATCGACGGGTTTCTGCCCACTAACTAATCGAACTATGGTATTAGTAAAACCAGATTCTTCTTTCGCTCTTGCCTCTTCGACTCTTGCATTATTAAGAGCCGACTGAGAATTTTTAACACGCAGAGAAAGCATTTCTTTCCTATCGAGTTTCTTTGCACTTGGGTCGTATTGAGGATATTTCTGCAAAGTCCTATTCCCCAGCTCTTCATCGCTCATATTCTGGTACTGAGGGTATTTCGCCTTGACTTGTCGACCGATTTCTTGTGGTGTCATAATCTTACTTTAAGATACCCAGTGGGTCGTTAAGATCGAATTGATTATTCCCTTGGTTTTGATTAAGACCATAGTTAGTCAGATAATCTTTCCCATTACTAGAACCTGTCTCACGGTCGATTCTTCGTGCATATTCAGTATAAACGTTGTCAAAAGACACCTTTTCAACATCGTATTTTTTCTGAACCGTATCTTTGATATTCTGAACAGCCTGTTCTGTCAAGAACTCTTTATTAGCGAGGATTCGAGATGCATTAAATCCTTGAGTATCAGCCCATGATTGAGCGTATTTCTGAACCGTAGCATATTCACCTTCGCGTACAACAGAATTTGGATCCATTGCTTTTGCAAACGAGTAAATCAAAGCCTGGTTATCAGCAGGGTTCTTTGTATCCTTCGGAATAGCTTGAATCAAACTATTAGCGCTCTGAACTTGCTGAAAGTTTTTAACTTGTTGTTCATTGTCGAAGTTTCCAGCAATGCCACGAACAGTAGCTTGAGCACCCGTTGAAAGACCAACTGGTGCCAAACCTTGTAACCCCAGTCTGTTCTGTTCATTAGAGCTAAGAAGTCCTCCAAAGGCTGCGTCGAAGTCAGCGGCACTCCCGTTGGCTCGCATATAAGCTGCCTTTTGAGCTGCATAAACTCCTGGGTCTGCCTTTCCATCTACTTCTCCACGAGAAGCGAGGAGAGCCTCTTGCGCCGTAGCGGATATTCCACCGAGAGCCCTTGAGTTAGCTGCAGAAGAACCAGCGCGAGCAGAAGCAGCCGCGGAAAGAGCGTAGTTTCTATCACTTTCAATCTTGTTCTGCTCAAATGACCGGTCTTGATTGAACTGGCCCAACTGTAACTGATACGAGTTCATCTGATTGGATACGTTGTCTTGAAATGTCTTGTATGCGCTTGAATAAGCCCCCTCTACCTTAGAAGAAACATAGTCTTTCGAGGCCTGCCCGATTTGAGCTTCTTGACCAGCGTATTGATTGTTCGCTTGCTGTTCTTGATAGCCGAGATCACGGATAGCTCCAGCCTGTTGTGCTCCAATGCGGTTCTCTTGGTCGATTGCTCCACCAGAGAAGAAAGCTCCACGGCGGTTGATATTCTCTGTCTCTCTTTTAAGTAATTGTGCGAACTCGTCATTTGTTTTCGTCTTCGCGTCTCCGATTTGGGAAGCCGTCGTTTGCCTTAGTCCTTGAATCTGTTGCAGTTGTGGGTTGAACAGCGAAGCGGCCTCTGTCTGGTACTGAGGGATGAGCTTAGAAGAATTGAATTTGAAAGACCCATAAGAAGGAGCCTTTGGAGCCTTTGGAGCCTTGAGACTGCCAGAAGAACTTGAGCCTGATGAGCCCGATACACTTCCTCCATTTTGTGCAGCGAATTCTCTTTTCGAGAGACCGCCTCTTTCTTTTGATGCCATAGTTTAATGCAGATCAACCCAGGAACCTGATGCTCTTACCTGGAGCTTATTAGTTGTTTCGTTATAGATGATTTGAGCGTTCTGAGGATTTGTGATTGCGTCTCTCTCTGTCGTTGTCATTGATGGCGCCATGAATCTTAGTAAGATATTTCGTATCTGAGGTTCGTAGCTTCTTGAGATTGTTCTGAGAAAGTCCATAAGCCCGATTAAGATTAGATGATTCGAAAGTCTTCCATTTCTTTAACTATGTTTAGATTGAATACTCTAAATTACCACTAGGCCCACGGCCAGCCCCTGTTCCCCAAACTGAGGCATCGAATCTTCGGCAGGCAAGAATGGTTGTAGATGAGAAATACCCAAAACACCCAACCGACGTAGAGTCACTTGCTTGACCAAGCCCAACTGTTTGTGTGGTACTAGACGGTGAAAATGGAACCACAAATCGTATTTCGTTCCCAGGGCCTGCTGATGTGGTCACCGTAAAGTTAACGTCAGCTTTACATCGATTCCCAAATATCTTGTATTGAGCCAAGGTAGTTACTAGAGAGGCAACGGTCATGCTTCCTGATGGAGTGATAGTAAAAGTCATTTGTCTCGTCTCATAAATCGGTCTCTGAATGAGGTTGATAGCCGTGAAAGTTGGTACAGTCCAAGTGAAGGCAGCCGTGGCAGAGAGAGTAGCAGCAAACCGTCCTATCACTTCGTAGTAGTCAGTGGAAGCGGCAGTTGTGATGGTCGAGATAGCACAATACTTTTCGTTGGTGGTCGTGGCAGAGAAGTCAGAATACTGATTGGCGAAAGGAATACGAGCGAAACCTATTACCACTCCATCCGTAGCGTTGTAGCCGAGGTAGACAAAGTAATCGATTTCTTTGGTAGCGAGTTCAGTACCACCAGAATTGAACCAGTTTGTACCGTCTGCTTTAGCCACCGAAAGAGCTGCCGAGATAGTCCGTACTGTATCTCCGATTCGTACATACACTGGGTCAGTAGCGGATGGGTCAGCACCTGCGAGAGTTTTGATAGCGACCGTGATTCCAGCTGCGTCCAAGACAGATATTTTCCCGTTGATGAGGAAGCCTTGAGGAGCGTTCAGTTTTGCGATGAGGGAGCCGGTAATGATCTGATTTCCTGTGAAAGTATTATTATCTGATAGCCCAGGAGCCGCGTTTACAGCGGTCTCGATAATCGCCAAATCCGACTTGAGCGTGACCGCCGAAGGTTTATTTGAAGAGCTGTATGTTAAATCCGGAAACGATAGATTGATAGCCATATTTAGTGGAAATTACCATGAGTTAAAAATTTGTAAGCGGCGCCGTAGAAGGTGACATCTTTGTTTGTTGATACTGTTACTTTTAGTTGAATCCCGTATGTTTCTCCTGTTTTCTCTAGGTCTTGAAAGATTTTACTCGTTGCTCGTCCTGAGAACGAATAGCCTTCTGAAAACCCACCCGTTCCTCCGTCATCGTATGTAAAGTCGATATCTACTCCGGCTGCAGTCCTTTGCACGTCTGTCCATTGGGCGTTTTTATCAAATCGGTATGAGAAAGTGATGGTTGTTTCCTGTTCAACGTAGGTGTCTATAAAAGACTTCACATACCGCTTTAGGTAGTACGGATCATTTTCCTGATAGAACTTAGTAGAGAAGAAACAGGTTTGAGCTGCTCCATTAAGGCCCTGAGTCACCGATGCATCTCTAAAGTCGTTGATGTAGGCGAAAAGAGCGGTATACAATGAGGCCCCAAAATAAAGGCGTGTCCTTCGTATGCTGGAAACAAATCTGTCCTCTTTGATGTAACAGCCGATATTCCTGCGGTTTCTTGTAATAACGTAGGGGTTTTCATCCTTCCCAGTGGAGAGCTTTCGGTTCACTACAAGCTCCAGAGAATTATAGCTATTCGTCGTCTCAGGGAGGGCGAGGCGGTACTTGCCATTGAAGTACACTCCGCACATCAAAGACGTGTCCTGGGGCGATATTTGAGCTCTGGAGATGTTCCCTGAAATGATCTTAGCCACCGTACCATCGAACTCATAGATTTCACCATTCGGGCCAGACCACATGACGCTGTTCTCAGTCGCCACGGCTGTCCTCCCGACACAGAGAGCGAAGCCGATAGGGTCTACAGCCACTGTTCCTTCGGTGATGTCTGAAATGGTGTAGAATCGGGTCGTTTTATTGACAAATATCCCTCCAGTCGGGGTCATTACCGCGTCAACGATGTCGTCTCCATCATTCTTCCCGATAAACTGATAGGAAGCGGCATTGATTGTGAGAGGGTCGTTGATATCTGACCAGTCTATCCTTGAAGGAGCCCCTGTCTGGGCAAGATAGAGGATTCGGTTGAGGCCATTATGTAAAAGCTTCTTTGACTTCGGCAGTGAAGAGCGCAGTGTCCAGGTGATGCCGTCTGTTGAGCTCATAACCGAGTCTAGTCCGTTTGAAAAGAGCACGATGTCGTTGAGCATTTCAAAAGAGCTCTGGATTTGGGAAAGAACGACTACTGTTGCTGGTGAGGCGTAGTTTGGGAGGGTACAGTTCGTCCATGTCCCTGAACCGTTATCATATTCGAGGGTCGTGCCTCTCTGGCGAATCAGTCTTTGCGTTCCCGAAGAGAACCGAGCATGAAACCCTCCCCAGTATCTGTCGGCGGTCGGGGTGCCATACATGACATATCCGGGAGCCGTCTTGATAGTCTTGTCATCCACTTCGATGTTTTCACACTCTGCCATTTCGTTATCAGCAATTTCAGTCGGATCGGCAAAGTTATTCAAGCCCCCTGAGAGGTTTGCAATGTTGCGTATCCGGTATGAATTACTGAATCCCATACTATCGTCCGAAGAATTTAGGTTTGACTGGCGTGAACTGTGCGGCAAGCTCTTTTTTCATGTCCTGAAGAGAGGCAGCGTATTTTGCTTGATAGTCTACGGCTTCCGATACACCCTCGTACATCTTGAAACGAGCCACTCCGCCCAGAAGGACAACATTGGTGTATCTATCAGGCACCACGGAAACAGTCGCTCCAGTGAGTTCGTTTTGTACTGGAACATAGACCACTTCGAGCGTTCCTGCGTTATTGGGTGTCGGCACGAGGATTACTGTATTCGCGTTGCGGTAATAGAACTGCGGTGAACCATCGGCGGCGTTGTAGTGCTGTTCGATCGCTTCAGTCTCGGAAATCTCCTTTAACTCATTGAAGTTTGTCTGGTCAGCGTTGTGCCACATCACTCTCACTGTCTCGTAGAAGGCGGTCGGGGTGTACTGCTGACTCCCGGCTGTCGCCACGGCTGAATAAGTGGTTGTGCCAATAAGATACCGAGAACAATGCTTGAGTATTTCCTGGTAAACATCTTGAAGTCCGCGTTCAATGACGGATTGAGCCCGTGACGATGTGTCATCGACTTCGTTCTGGACGTGGACTGTGTAGGTGGAGAGTGTCGCCATATTACGCTATTTTATGTCTTGAAAACTTATCCTTGTAAGCGAGTTGCCTCTGTTGCGCGTCTTTTTGCAGTCTGTTCCTGTTCTCTTCCGTATCTGGACCTGCCTGAAGCATCCATGATCCACAGTGGATACATCTTGATGCGCCTGTATCGTTTTTTATATGGCAGTAGTTGGGGCAAATGTAGAGATTCATAATTCAGTACTTAATCGGGAGCCCGTAGGCGTCCCTCAAAGTATTCAATTTGTATCTAGCGATAGATCATAACGCCATGGTTCGGGCGCAATGTCTCTGTTCCAAACAAACAGCGAGCATTGATAGTGAGACCCTGGAAGCGCAATGTGTATTCCTGCTGCACTTCAACATCTTTCTGCATCGCGAGTCCGATAGCAGACTTGTGGAAGTAACCGTTCTTGTAATAGGTAGCGACTGGGGAACCAGCGGTGCCTGTAGCCAAGTTGGTTGTCTTCACAACTGGAGAACCCAGGATGAGGTACTGGAGCTGACCTTTCACGAGAGCTTTGGTATCAGCAAAGTCCATCGAGGTAAAGTAGTTACCAGTGTCAGCCATAAGGTCACGAATCGCGTTCGGTCCGAGGAACCAGACACGATCTTCCTCTGGCACATCCAAGAGGTCGAGAGTCTTCTGAGCGTCCAAGAGGTGGTTTCTGGCGATAGCGGTTGAAGGAGTAAGTTCGTTCTGAATAGCATTGACAGAGAAGTCAAGCATTTCATTACGGATAACCGTATCAACTCGCTTGGCGATAGCGTATCCACAGCTCTCGATAGCAAGAGCCTTCGAGTCGGTCTTCGCCTGGGCGGAGAGCGTGTCGAGGATTACGACTGGGCACACTGCGAGCTCGTTCACCGTCAGGCTCTTCTTGGTCTCGATAGGAGCCGAGAGAAGATCCATCAGGTCGTTACCGTCTACATAAGCAGAAGCGGTAAGTTCGGTCGAGGTTGGGAAGTCAATGGTCTGGCCCATGAAAGAAACATCTTCGCTTCGGACAGTTACGAACTTTGCAAACTGCAAGTTGGCCTGGCGAAACTTGATGATGTAGTCAGAGACTACTCGTGGGATGAACACTGACCCCGTTTGACGATTCATTGTGTTAGCAATAGATGCCATAATTTTGGTCTAAGGGGTTTAAACCCTTTCCAACTACCGGATAGCTTTCAAACGCGCGTCCATCTCGGCAATGACACCTTGTTCATCTCCGTTGAAAAACGCTTCGTTGTTCTGTGATTCTGGTGTTGCCCCAGGGGTAGGGGTTGCCTGAGCGACAGGCTTGGCGATTTCTGCCGACTTAATGATTCCGTCCATAATGCTTGATTTAACCCTCATGGAGGCCACGTCTGCTCCCTGCATAGGGTTTTGAGCGAGCTCCTGAAGTACGAGATTAAAGTTATCCTTAACAAACGGGTCTGTCACCGCAAGGGTTAAGAGGTCTGTCTTGGCCTTATTCTCATAAAACATCTGCACGGCTTCATCGTTGTCGTTGGATTGAGGGGCAGGCTGATACTGCATCTGAGCTTCAAGGGCAATCCTTGCTTCTCGTTCTGCTTTCTCACGCTCCCTGGTCTCCTTCAAGGCGACTGCCTTGTTTTCAGCCTCCTCTTTGGCTTTCTCGTAGAGGGCCTTGTAGTCGGATGAGTCCTGAGGTTTTACGTCTTCACTGACGCTAGGGGTTGGTGTTTCTACTACTGGCGAGGTAACAGGAGCCACCGGCTCTTCTTTTACGCCTGTTTGCATTTCTGCCATAACATTACATCCATTTTAACGACCAGGAAGATGGTCGGGGTTATGGTTATTGGCCTGATACCGCTGGAGATCAAAGCCAGAGAAGTCTGACTCGTCACCGCGATACCCGACTTTCACACGGTAAGACGCTTCTTCACGTCTCTCATTGAGAAAGTCTAATATCGCTCTCCTGGTAATCTTAGTTTTGAAGGTTCTCTCCATACTGCATGAATTTCTTATGAAGCTGTCTCATCCTTTTAATCTGCCCGATAAGCTTCTCTTCATTTCTCGGGTCGTTTTCTTTTATGAGCACCCTCATCAGCGATTCCTCTCCGTCCCTTACATACCGTGATTTCATAAACTCGTAGAGCTTTGAGAAGTCATTCCTGAACTGCATACATACAGAGTCGAAGTCACTCTCGGCCTCCGCCCACCCTTTCAGCTCATCTCGCTTATCCTTTGAGCGCATTATCTTATCAAGGGTGGTTTTTTTGTATATTCCTGGGATCATTGTGGTTGTGGTTGAGGGACTTCACCTGGCATTGCTCCTGGGTTAACACCGCCTGCCTTCGTAACGTGGTCATCTCTGTGCTGTGTCAACATTTGGAGTTCTTCTATTACTTCCTGAGGGATTTCCATGCCACCTTGTTGTGCCGCTTCCAGCTCACGGTTTCTTCGTTCTATTTCCGCGTTATGGAGAGGGATGTGGACATCATCAGCGTCTGTAGGAAGGACACGAGCGTTCTGTGGCTGTTCATTCTCACTCTTAGCGTCTGCAATCTGGGCTTCTTTGCCTCCAACCTCTTCCTCTTCTCTGTCTCTTACGTTCGGGAGGAATGTTTCGATGTCTTGGATTCTAAAGCCATAAGTAAGGAGTCTCTCGATGATTGGTTCTTTCTCCATTGGGACTGGATTAGCAGTCAGGAGCTCGTTATTCGCAATCAAGAGAAGATTCATGTACTTCTGCATTTCTTCCGACTGTGAGATAAGTGCGGTGGATCCAGCGATAACTACCACGTCCTTGATAGAGTCAATGTCATCGAAGTTGATTTTCTTTGACATAACCGCACCCTTCTTCCCGACAACACGGAATACCATTTCCTTTTGGTCTTTGAGATACTGCTTGTTCATCATCAAGGCGAACTCACCAAGAGGTTGAACGATTTGGTCTTCAAAGTTTGCTTGTATCTGAGCCATTCGAGAGTTAGACTCCTCGGTCTTGATTTGTATCTCTCCCAGTGTCTTGCCACCAGCTCCTTGATCGGCACCTGTCTGGAAGTCTGTAATGCCGGAGATGTTTTGCTTAGCTCTTTGGAGATACTCCTGGATGAACTGATATGCCCCTGTAGAGGGTCTTGGTGTCTGCATGACGTTCATGGTCTGTCCGAGGTTTCTAACTGGTACCAGGGCCATTTCTTCGTACTTGAGAGCATCGAGGTCAATGATGTTGGCAGGGTTGTATTCAATCGGAGGAACAGTAGCTATCATCTCTGCCTTTAGGTTCAGGTTGAAAGCGTCTTCTTCTGCGTCTAACACTCCCATAGACGGTTCGATGATTCCAAAGCCATAGGCCTTTCCTGGTCGCTTGATAGGAGTGAAGAACACCAAAGGAGTGAACTTCTCATCGAGTGGGTTCTCCATAGTCCCGATAGAGACAGGAGCGCCGTTAGAAACACAGCCCAGCATAACAACGTGGCTTCGCACCATCCCCTTTTCGTCCTGATAGTCTACATAGAGCTTGGCTACGTCTACGATCTGTTCTTGAGGGTTTGAGACCTTCTGAGTCAGCGTTTCGTCCTGTACGCTAGCTCTTTGGACATCAGTGTCGTTGGTAAGCATTTGATTCTTAAGAGCGTCAGTCTTGTATCCGTCTCTTTCGAGCTCCATGATAGACTTTCGCATCTTGTATCCGCGAACAGGAGCGTCTTTGATTCTCCGAACAGTAGGCGACCAGATGAGGTCATAGGTAGGGATAGCGGTGATGGTCCAGTTTGAAACTACTTTAGACTCCTCCTTCTTGCCATCTTCGAGTTTAGTATCTAAATTGAGGCTTTTCAGAGCCTTTAATGCGAGAGGGTTGGTGACGATAAGACCGAGGATTTTCTTTCCTGACTTCTGGACGACTCTTGTTCGTGTCGTCCATCCCATCTCGGCTCCAGAAAGACCTGTTACCAGTCCCCACTTCACTACCTCCTCAATCTCTTCTTTAGCATTGGCTTCATCAAACTGATACTCAGAATAGGCATCGTAGAGTTCGGCTTCTTCAGTGTCTTCTGTTTCTCGTCCGAGGTAACGCCACTTTGGGTTTCTCCCGAAGACACGAGGTAAAGCATTTTCAACCAAAGCAAACGCCGCTCCTAAGAGTGCGTTCATTTTCAGTAGAGCGACAAGCGAGCCGGGCCGGAGCTTGTTCTCGTACCGATCCATTAAGTCCTGTGAGCGTAAGCGCCAATCAGTGAAGGATGTTCGATGTCCTATCCAGGCATTGATAGCCATCTCGTTCACCTTATCTGTAACTTGTTTTGAGTTGTCCTCCATAGTAGTTATCTGGTGCTACCGCCCAATAGCGGAGAGCGTCTGCAATATGACTTGACCAATCATGGTACGGTTGATTCTTATAGGTTCCTCGCTTCTCATCAAATTCTTTATGATAGTTCGATATAGCTCTGATAGCGTCCTTATTCTTCTCTCCATCTATCCAGAGGCTTCCGAATCGTGCTCTCACTGCGTTTATCCCATCTTCGATCGACAGTCTCGGGACAATTTGGAAATTGATACCAAGGGCTTGTGCCATTTCGAGACGAGATTTCCCAGTACCGAGTTCCCTAACCTCGATGTCAAATGGGGCGTAATGAGCTCCGTAAACATACCCTTTGGCTTGGAGGACTTGCGCATAATGTGGGAATCCTTCTCCGTCTTGTTCATAGGTATCTATCCAATGTTGTTCTTGACCAACTTTCTGAAAGAAGAGAATCGCTGTTGAGTCTCCCATTCCGAGGTCCCAGTAAGTAAACACTGGAAGTCCTGGGTTGTAGGCGACGTTTGTGACTCTGTTTTCTCCCTTCGCTTTATTCAGCACTTCTCGGTAGTATGCACCTTCGACATGGATGCCTGACCAGCTGCCCTCTCTCCATGCTTTCTTTAGGTCTTCATCCTTCATTGATTCCAGGTATCTTACATACCCTGGGTCGGCTGTCATCAGAACTGGGTTGTCTTCTACTCTTGCTGGGATGAAAACTCTTTTTCTCCCGTCTGGCATTTCAGTGAGGACTCCCTCCTTTGGCTCGTCTGGTATCCGGAATCTTTCTTTCACCCATCCATACCCCGGGCCGTCTGGATTTGTTGTACAAAATATCTGTGGGTAAATGTTTGGGACAGTGCTTCGACACGAACCTAAAAGCTTCTCATAGTCTGACTCTCTTGGAATGTGGGTGAGTTCTTCGATAAGAATCTTCTGATACTCATGCCCTTGGTACTTGGTATAAGCACTCTCATCCTTTAAGTGTCCTGTTCGTATGATCGCTCCACTTGGGAAACGTATCTCAGCAGGGTTGCCTGTAAAATCTGCTTTTGTTGGAAGGTACATTCGTCTTGCTCTGTCTATCCAGTCCTTGAGGTCATCAGCGTTTCTTCGGATCACCAATGCTCGGTAGCGTGGATTGTCTTTATCATAGAGTAACCATGCTTGTCCTGCGTCTGTTTTCCCACCTCCTCTTGCGCCACCATAGAGAACCTCATCTTCAGTTCTCGCTAGAGCTTCTATCTGTTTCGGTTGTGGTTTCCAATGTACGGTCATTCTTTTGAGGAAGCATTATTACTCCTGTTGATAACTTCTCATCCATTGTTGTGATGTCTTGTCCTTCTCTATATCCATGCTTAGTAAGAAGCACTTTTGCAATGGTAGAGTTATATGTCCCAGCTAAGCCACAATTCACTAATGCTTTGGCTTGTTTAGCGAGTAAATCTGCAATAAGCTCGGAAAACTCATCCTTCTCTTTACGCCAAGTGTAAATTGTGTCCTTGTTTATCTTTAAATGGAACGCTAGTCCTTCAATAGTTGGGAGATTGACTTTCTTGTTTGCCAAGTCATCTTCACAGCTATCAATGTACTCTCTCGTTCTCACTAAAAAGGTCTCATCGTAAATAGTCGGCCTTGCCATTATGCTTTTGTGTCTTCTTTGTTATGTGTCAGCTTAGGAGTCATGCTCTTTGTGTTAGGGCGTGATCCGTTATCTTTCTTTGGATACATAGTCTCTCCTCCGTTGGACTTTCTCTGATTGCCAAATGTAGTAGCCTTGATGGTTACCTTTGATGTGCTTGATGTGTGCTTTGGTGTGGATGCTTGCATATTATTTTTTGAATGTTAAACGCTCACCAGAAGTGCTGGGCTTTGATACACGAGTATCGTGGTGGTCATTTACGAGCTGATGTGTTTCGACCTTGTAGGCTTTAAGACTTGGCCCACTCTTAGCCATCTTGGCCTTGAATGAAGTTCCTGTCTTGTGCTCCTTTGAGATGTTTGCTGATGAGTCCATAGTTTTTTACGTTATAAAGGCGGATTTTATAAGGGATTTACCCGGCCACCTCTCGCTTCCATTTAAGGAAATACGCCTTCATAAAGCAAATAGGACGCGTCCAAAAAAAATTGGCTGCGTCCCTTCAACAGATGGACATATTCAATTACCCGAATACTAGCACACCCTTATTTTCTTGTCAAACTTCCCACTCCTGGAAAGCGGCAACCTTTACTTTCCTCTCCTGGGAAAGAACCCTTCTCGGTATGTTTATAATTATTTTCCCACCATGCTTCTTATACCCGTCCATCATCGTGATCGCTTCGTCTACCATTTTGAGAACTTTTGATCGCAGGTTATCCGCTAGCAAATCATTAGGCATCATACACCAACTGTTTTTATTAACTTTTCTATTGATTTATCCCAGGTGAAGTTTCGCGCTGTTTGATATCCTTTTTCTACTATCCACTTATGCTCACCGGATCGGATATGATCTCCGAGCTGTTTGAAATAGTCGTCCATGATACAGTTTGTTTCATCACACCAGGCATCGTTTCCACCCATGTTTCTGGTCGCTACAAGGCATTTAGAGGCCATTGCTTCGAGAATAGGGAGACAGAACCCCTCTGAAGTGGAGAGCTTTATGAATGTTTTAGCCCTCTGATAGATAGCAGGGATTTCTTCTTGTCTCGGGTTGGTAATACACTCTACTCCTAGTCTATCATCAGTCTCTCTTCCAAGCCAGACAATTTTTAGCTTCTGGTCGAGATATGTTTCAACCTTATCCGCTATCCATATTGCCTCTGGGATATTTTTGTTTGGTTCGTTGTTCCCTTCGATCAGGATATCAATGTCTTTATCTAGCCTGAAGTTTTCAAAGAATCTCTCGTTCACGCCATTTGGTATAACCTCGCCTCTATTCCATCTCATCAAGCAATACCGAGAGACACCGATAAGACTCCATGCTGGATTGTTTCGCTCTCGTGAGCACATTCCCCTCGCTACATCGTCTCCGAGCAAGAGTAGGTCATCGCCTTGGACGAATTGGTATTTCCTCCCCTTATATGTTGAAAGCATTTCGCACTGTTCCCATCTTGTTGCGATTATGACATCATCTTCGGACGTTTCCAGTGTTGAAAGAGGAAGGACTTCGACTCCATAGAAATCCTCAAGCTCTTTGTTCCCTTCTTCGGCGTACATCCGAGCATCATGCCCTAGCTTCTTGAGGCGTGAAATATACTCAAACGGAACGATCATCCCTCCACAGGTGATAGTGTTAGTTGAGACGAATGCAATCATACTATTCGTTCATATAATTTAATATACAGCCAAGGCCAATCAAGAGGAGTAGCCACGGGAACAGGGCGATGAGCCACAGCGCCATGATGATACCAATAAACCCTAAGAAGTATTTCATAGAATTGCAATGATAGCTGAATTAGGGAGGAGATAGTATTTCTTCTTTTTCCCTTCGATAGTGAACATCCCAGTGTTTTCTCCGACTGTTATTGTATCGCCTACCGCCCATTCGACCTCGTCTTTCTTGCTGACCGCCACCACCTTGTTCACCTTCTTAACCCCGATTTGTTCGCCCGTTGAGGAAATGAACTCTGAACCGCCGACTGTTTCTACCTCTATGAGGGTGTACCCTGATACTGGTTTGATCATATTAGTGCATAAATTCTGATGGATTATCTAGCCTATACGCCCATGCTGTGTTCCACTGTTTTCTTGCAGTTTCCCTGTCTACCCCGGATGTTTGATAAAACTCTTCAAATGTTGCATTCCAGTTCATACGTTCATCGGATATTTAAGTTTAAAATACTCCATCGTTTCTTCTCTTCTGGCGTTTCCGTCATCGCTTCGACACCGCTGTGTACTGTGATGGTCTCGGTACTCAAGGGTTACTACTGGGATGTGCCTGAAATTGAGATTGAGGGTTTGAGAAAGGTTTAGCCAAAACTCCCAGTCCTCCAGCGCACATGTGATATCGAAACCGCCCGAGCAATCGAATGCGTGTCTATCGACCAAGGCACACACGCTCGGAATCATCGAAGCCTCTAGCATTCTGCTCTTATCGTAATCAGGGAATGGCCAATCTCCAACTCTCTCTCCTATCCAAGTCAGGTCTCCATATACTACTTCCGCGTTCGTTCGTATCGCTTCTTGGAGCAATTCTTCTACCGCGTTAGGACGTAACCGATCGTCAGCATCCAGAAGAATAAAATAGTCACCAGTTGAACGCGCAATCCCTTCATTTCTTGCCGCAGCCGGGCCTCCGTTTTCTCTGCGATATATCTTCGTAATTCCAGTATATCGGTCAATAACCTCTCTCGAATTGTCATACGAACAATCGTCAACAACGATGATTTCGTGGGCCTTGTATGTTTGGTTGAGTGCGCTTTGGATGGCTTCTCCGACATATTTTTCATACTCAAAGTTTGTTATAACTATACTTACTCTAGGTGAAGAAATTGTTTTAGTCGGTATGCCCAGTGGCGTTTCGATTTGCTCGCTTTCGTAGCGGCCAGAAACCCAGTGGTTAATGAGGGCGCTTTCTCGACACTGCTCTTCGTGCCATTCCGGGTGGATGTTTTTTTGGTAGTTGATTTGTTTGGCATACTCAAAATGATAACCTCTCGTTCTTGCGAGATGATAATAAGTTACGTCAATTATCGGCTGTTTGGGATGGATGAACGACCTATCATCCTCGTTGTCATACTCTAGTGGCCCGATGTCTCCCTTCGTCTTGTTCGGAGCTAGTAGATATTCTTTCTTCACATAGGTCATATCAATGGGAAGCACTCCTCTGTACCCCTCTACTACTTCTCTCTTGTAAATGCGGTCTGGGTAGTGTCCAAAGTCTTTCTGAGCGTATCCGGAGCGCCATGCGAGGTTCTTGTAATGTACACGAGCCGATATGAATCCTTTTCCATCTGCCGTCTCGATAAACTCGCGGATCTTCTTCATCTCACTGGCTGGGTAGATTTCATCTGCATCAATTTGTAGGAAAAAGTCTCCAGTAGCTTTTGAGAGAGAGAAGTTCCTTACCTCTGCCATGTTATTCGTTACGGGGTAATCAAAGAGCTTCACTTTAGCAAACCTTGAGGCTATCTCCTTTGTTTTATCCGTGCTCCCGTTATCAACGACAATGATTTCGTCCACATACGGTTCGATGTGTTCGAGGCAAAGAGCCAAGAAGGCTTCTTCGTTTTTGCAACAGAGTAGAGCCGATAGAGTCATAATGGTTTCCTAAGAATAACATGAACTTCCAATTCTCCATCTTTCGGTCTCAACTCATTCAAAATAAGGTCAAACATCGGGAGCTTCATTTCCTTGCAATAAGGATTTGCGTAGAAGTTCATAAAAGAGTTCTCATTGAAAAATCTTGTGTGTTCAAAACATTCCACCGCTGAGCTAGACTTCCAATAGGGGACACAGATATCAAGCGTTCCTCCTGGATTAAGAGTGTTGAGGCAATCCCACATCACCTGCTTAAAGTCAGCGTTCATCTCAAGGTGCTCGAAAATATGGTACGCCTCTATCTCATCAAACTGCGCTCCGTCTAAGAGGTCGATGAATCCATGCGTTATGTCAGCGACTATGTCTGGCTCAAACTCTGGTATTAAATCAATGGCGATTGACTCCTTCCCTTTTTCGAGGTCTCTTTGTTTTTGCTCTCTCCACCCAGGGCCTGGCCCGAGCGTTAATTTAGTAATCATAGTAACGGAAGCATTATTTTGGTTATCCGATGTTCGTATAAATGTTCCTTCATCGTTCTCAGATGGGCTTTCATGGCCATCGCCTCTCGTTCTTTAGGGTGGTCTAGGTAGTAGTTGAATGTCTCTTTGAAGTCTTCTGCTGTTGCCATAGGCACCTCGTCATCATCGTAGAAGTCTCTCACTAAAGGGTTTTCGTCTGCTATCTGAAACCCTCCTGCGCCGGGGATCCAAAACAATCTCTCATTGACTGCGTAGCCGGGAACATCAATTACTGATTCAGGAACGTCTAGCATTTTTCCCTTTTGAATGTTGAGATGGACGTTCGGGCATATCTTTGAATGAACATAGAAGTCTGAGACGCTCTCAGGGGTGAGGTTAGTCTCTTTCCGTATAGGTAGCCCCTCAAAACGTGAGATATCCCTGAATGAGGTATCGCTCCCAATCCACATACCGTCAAACAAATCTTTTATTGACGATATCACTGGCATTGGAAAGTACGCATGAGGGAAGTAGTGTGTCTTGAGTCCTGATTCACTTTCAAATTTTTCAATCACTGCTCCTTTCCACTGGGTCAGTATAATGTCTTTCTGGCGTATCTCGTAGGGGTTAGGATAGACAGTCTTTGTAAAGTGTCCCAGAAGAACAATGGCCTTCTTACTTGTCTTATAGGCGTTCGTCAGAATCCACTCCGACTGGATGATTGTATAGTCTCCATAGGATGTATCGCTCTCATAGTGGCAGTATCGGACATCGTGACCCATTTGGATAAGAGTGTCTCCGATATGTCGAATCCATATTGATCCGCCGAGGTTATCGTCTGCGATTGGTATGTAGAAAATCATATTTTTTCTATAATCTCATCGACTGAAAACTGTTCTACTTCATTGCTGAAAACTTTACCATCCATAGTCTCGTGGAGGTTTTCTCCTGGTTGTAGGCCTATTTCTTTCACAGAAGTATAACCGTATTTCTTCTGCATGGCTTCCAGTATCTTTCCCATGCTCATAGCCTTCATCGCCGGGACAAATGGGGTGGAGTCCTTCGCTTCTTCGATACATTTGAAAATGAGGTCGACAGCTTCTTCTCTCGTCCAAAAGAACCGTGTAGCGTTTCCGTCAGTTATCGTTATCTCTTTGTTTGTCAGAATCCTATCTCTCCATTTACACAAAACGGATCCGGTAGAGTAAAGGACATTTCCATATCTAACCGTGCGATATTTCGTTTCGCTGTTTATCGTTTCCGCTTCGGCAATAAGCCGCTCCATGATGAGCTTGGTCGCGCCATATACGCCTACGACTTGCGCCGCTTTGTCAGTAGAGATCGCCACGAAAAAAGACGGCCGGACAGTCATTGACTCCCTCAAAAGGTTTATTGTCCCCGTGATATTTGTATTCACGCACTCGAAGACATTCTTTTCAGCGAGGCCGACATGCTTAAACGCCGCGAGATGGTATACGCCGGTTACCCCAACCATCGCTTTTCTAGCGACCCATTCGTCAGCGATATCGCCAGTCAGTATCTCTATTTCAGGGTGCTTCTCCTTGAGAGCAACCAAATTTCCCTCGTTTCTTGCGACGACTCGGATAGCCTTTCCCTTTAATCTTGCAATAAGTGCTTCGGCGAGGAAGCCAGAACCGCCAGTAATCAAGTAAGTCATACTTCTAAAGACCTTTTACGGGCGAATAAATTATCAATGGCTTGTTCCCTCTTTAGCAGCCCCTCTGGGCCGATATCTTTGAGCGGCTCGTCATAGAGAGCGGTTATCCTCTCAATCAACAATGATTTTTCCCAGTCTATGTCTTCTTGTGTTCGGTGTTCGTGTTCTGGCACTTCTCGCCTTTTCCCTGCGATGTGTCCAGTGGTTGATTTTATTGTTGCCATATATATTTTAAATATATTGTCCATGATACCAATTTATTTGTCTACCCCATGTTTCTGTTGTCCGATGGCAAGAGATACAAGCGGAATTTCATAATGCTTTTTTTAATCTTGGTTTATATCCTTTCCCTTGCATAACAAGAGTTATTTTGACGTTTTCTTTGTCTTCGTAAATGGCACAAAAGATTTTCCATTTAAGTTTCCAAACATCTGTTGCATATCCTTTAGTTTCAACGTACTCCAATGAATTGTCATTGTGATAGATGATGAAGTCGATGTAGTAATCACAGACTGTGTACCCGTTAACAACGAGAGGAGTCCTAACGTGTGTATCATATCCTTTAATTTCCTTTGCTTTTTTGCGGAACTCCAACTCTTGTCCATATCCAGCCTCAAACTTACTGTCATAGGCTCCTTGTTTCTTTGTTTTATAGTAGGCATAAGTTTTATTCCAAGTCATTATATTTCCATTTCTCTAGGCGGATTATGTCTAGCGCCATATTTTTAGACCTTTACCCTCATTATCTCACCGTTTATCACAAATGTTTTGTACCCGACAGCTTCATTCAGTTCGTGTATTGACTGCATCCCTTTTTCGGCTCTCCATTCGCGCTCTAGCCGCTCTCCTTTTGAGTCGTTCGGGATGGCCTCTTGAAGCCTTCTAATCGCCACCTTTACTTCAATTTGCTTCTCTGGTTCCACTCCGGTCAGGGCTTCCACGATTTGAGGAATGTAGCGACGGTGTTTCATTTCAGGATGGAGATCGAGGAAGCTCTGTATTTGTGATGCCTTCATACCGTCGTTTCTCTCTCCGGGAACGGCACATGTACCCCTGTTCGCTCTCCTACAGCCCGATTGATGACTTCATACACTTGGTCAATGTCTTTCGTGGTATGCGCCTTAGTGCTCTCTTTATCGAGCATTGAGTCCATGACCGGCTTCCAGAGAAATCGCTTTATTGAGTCTTTCGTCCACGGGATAGAAATCTCTTGTTTGAGGAACCGGCGCATATCCCAACCGGCATCATTGAGGGCTTCGGCGAGGAGGGTGAAAAACACATGCAGCGCTTTGTTTTGTTGGCCGGTACGCTGATTCTCTACGGGGAGCACGTCAAAACACTCTCCTTCATGTTTGGAGAGGTATTCTTCCCATGCTTCTACCGGAACTATTTTTTTGTTTTGTATTTGAAACATAATCTTTTTTTCCGCTACGTTAGAATAGCACTTCTCCCCCGTCGTCTCCGATAACAGGTTCCTTCTCCGGTTTCTTCTCTTCCGGCTTCCAAGTGTCGAGTTCGATGTACTGCTTGCCGCCCTTGGATTCTTTGATAACCATGTTCACCCAGACACCCTCTTGGTGCGCGAGGAAGTCTATAAGTTCCTGCTTCTTAGCTGAGAGCGATCCGATGATGAAGGAGGGTGCTTTCTCGCTTGGTTTCTTGAAATAAAGTCCCGGGATAAATACTTTGTCCATATTAAAAAAGTTGAGCGTTGAGTTGGTTATATTCTTTGAGGAATGTTTCGAGCTTGGTCTTCGCTTCGAGTATCTTTTCGGCCAATGCTTCGCGCTTGATGTTCACAATGTGCAGTTCTTTGATCGGGAAGTTCGGGTGGTAGCTCACAAAGTCGAGTTCCTCCAGGTCTTCGATGACGACAAAGTAATGGACGATCTGCCAGAGATATTCGCTTGGGATGCCGTTTACGATGTACTCGATGTGTTTGGGAAGGGATGGACACTTCACTTCGATTGCCTTCCGCTTCCCGACCATCCCGTCAGGTGAAAGGCCGATGTCTGGGCCGTTCGAGATAAACCCAATTTCTTTGACGGTCTGGCCGGTTTCTTCTTGGTACTGGTCTACCGCCCACGGTTCCTTGAGCGTTCCTTCCGACATGGCACTCGTTTGATAGCCCGGTGTCGAGTCGTATTTCTCCGCGATCATCTCGTACATGAGCTTCTTTGGGCTTCGTCCCATCACTTCCTTGAGACGGGTTCCCGTGACTCGTCCCTTTTTGAGGTCGAGCCATTCCTTCGTCCCCTGCTCTACTTGGTGGATGTTCATAGAGTTTTCTTTCGTGCGGTAAAGAGGGCGAGGGTGGCCTTATCTTTCGGTGTGCCCAGCTGCTTATGGTAGTTTGAGAGCTCTTCGACCGTATTGAGGAGGCTTAGTACTCCTTCGATCATGGCGAGCTTCTCTTCGTTTACCTCCCCCGTTCCCACCGCATCTTTGTCTTCTTCGGCCACGATGATGTTGAAGAGCATACAGAGATTATAGCGGCGATAGTACGTCACCTCACCGCCCTTCTTCTGAGGGTCAACCTGCGAAATGTTCATTGCGCTTAGGAGCTTTTCGCCGGATGTGTGGACGACAACGGTCACTACTTTGTCGCCGTCTCCACAGTTGTAGACAGTAAACCCATGCTTTTCGATAATGGGCCGGGCAATCTCCCATATCTTTTCTAGATCAGCGTATGAGTAGCTGAACTTTCCTACGTTGGCGGTCTTGTTCCTGCCGATTACGGGCATTTCTGCCTGTACTTTGGCGAGTGCTTGATAGATGGTTTCTGGCATGGTTTCTGGTTCGGTCATAGCGTTTCGATAATCTTATAAATGTCTTTCACATAGTAGGCATTGGCTTGATTCGGAACGAGGCCGTTATGAGACCGGATCATCTCCGCTTCTCCGAGGTGGGCGTACCGCTTGAGTCGCTTGGCTGTCCATCGAGCACTCCATTCGAGATCAACGGCTTGATCCTTCTTGACCGCTGGATGATAGAGGGTATGAATTTGAAAGGCCCCAAGGGAGTGACCACTGTCTCCGATCCGGTCATTCCGGCAGTTGGATTCCTTGAGGCAGATAGCCATGAGGATTTTCCAGTTAACGCCTTCTTCTTCCCCTACTTTCTGAATGACCGAGAAGGCTGGATTGGAAATGGTTGGTTGTGTGGTGCCACCATCCGTGCCAGCCTCCCGATCTGTATGTACGGCCATCGTAACGGATTGATTCCAACTTTTAGAGGCGCGTGTGTCCTCTTGAACAGAAACCTCCTCAGAAACCACAGCCGTGTTGATAAACTCCCACTCTCCTCGATTCTCATACCAGTCGTTGACTGCGATGCAAACGATCAAGATGAGAGCTGGGACAAAGAACAGTTTTTGGGCCATCGGCCGGAACCTTGCATAAAACATGAAGCGGACACGATTTCGATACTGTTTCAGATTTTTAAGCGATTTTTTGTTTTTCATAGGGTTGATAGTTCACCCACCTACCCTGTTTATTTAGTTACCGGTAGCTCGAGATTCTTCCGAGTCGTAGTGATCCCAATAGGCAGATTCCTTCTCTTTCTTGCCCCTGAGAGCATCCGCGAACGGTTGTGCTGGCACCGCGTTCTCTGCCTCCTCGATGGTGAAATTCCGCCAAACGTAGAGATTATTAGCTGTTACGGCTGCCTCGACTTCTTGTGTTGTCACCTGCATAAGGTTTTATGATACTAGGAGAACGCGGATTACTTGGTGTCGATCGGTGTCTGGCCTAAAGTATATCTTGGGCTACTACCTTTCTTGACCGTGGCCTAAGTATAGCATACTACCGCTTGTCAGTCAAATAACCGGTTTCTTCCCTTTCCTTGGCCTTTTTCCTCCTCGCCGCGACCATCATTTGTCCATACTCCGATCGCTCCTCTTTCGTCTTCCCTTCCCACCGCTTCTTGCCGAGTGCCCTGGCGTGTTTATTCGTTTCCATATCTTTATTCTTTATCTGTTAAGGGTTTGTCTAGGATTTGATTTAATTCATCTCTAAAATAATTTATTCTTACTTTAGGGTCTTCTGGGTCATCTGCCATTTCTTTGTCGTCTTCTGCAAAGTCTAATATATATTTTATCTTCCCCCCCATCCTCTCCCTTTCTTCTGCTCTGGCTTGGTCTAGTTTCTCGGAGAGGAAGGCTCTGATGTGCATAAGCAATTCTGATAAATGTTTCCTCAGAAAATCTGGACAGCTTTTTGGTATTTCAAACTTCTCATCAAACTCCTCTAGTATTTTTTCATTCATACTTTTTATTTAGGGTTAAACTCCGGCTTTATATTTCTTATAAGTGAAAGCGTCGTAGGTACCAGCCTTCTTTTCTTCCATCATTTTCACCTGGTAGTTGTTTTTCTCCAGCGCTTCCAGCTCTCTGACAGGACTGACGACGGTACAGAGCTGAACAACCACGGTGTACCCATCGACCTTGGCACCGCGCCTCGCCCAGTGGCTGAACCCGAAGGGGACAATGAACGGATTGACCTCATCGACATTCATGGACTCTTGTAGCAAGGCACACACGTCACTAAGAAAGAATATCCGTTCCCGATCCTTGAATGTATCTACCTGGGCCTCGAAAAGTCTCAGCTTGCTCGGAAGCCTAAGCTCTTTCCGAATTGAATCACAAAGTGATGTCGCTTTTTGAGCGAGTATCATCATGTCATGCAATTCATCCGTTGCCGTTGGTAGCATGTCTTTATTTAGGGTTATTTATTCATCCGTATCATTGAGAGCGTGGTCATCATTATGAACTCCCACATGAAGTTTATCTGGTCGTCAGTGAATCCTGCCGATAGCCCTTTCTTGATAAACTCACTATACAACTCGTTTTGTTCTTCGTTCATACTCTTTATTTAGGGTTATCTTGGAGAGAGGAAAGGAGGTCGTCTAAAATCCTTTCCAATTGATTATCGGCTTCAAATGCTTCACTATGTCTACGCTTTCTTTTTGACATTCCATAACTTCAACTATGTTTTTGTAAGCACTAGGGCTTTCATCTATAACTTTTTGGACTACAGGAGCAACAATACCAACCATCTGCTCTTTAAAAGTTTCCATAGTAATCTCCTTTCTAGCTCTTCCGCGACTCATCAATCTGCCAGCACCATGAGAAGAGCTGTTTAAAAATTCAGGATTCCCTTTTCCAATAACAAGAAAACAACCGTCTCTCATATTTGCTGGAATCACACCTCTTTCTCCTTTGTTAGACGTTGTAGCGCCTTTTCGATGAATATATGTGCCATCTTCCTCTAGTACGCAGTGGTTATGGTTTTTGTTAGTCCATAAGTTACCATCAACACTAAAAGTAAAACCCGTTATTCTCTCAATCGCATTAGCTACTCTCTTCGCCATATCAAGACGATTAAGTAGTGCAAAGTCAAGACAGTAGTTTTGGTATGCCATATATCTTTCAACTTCTCCACCCATTAGAATATGTGTCTCTTCAAACCCCTTTTCTTTGCCAGAAGCTGATTTCATAAAGTGAGTACCTATGAAGTGTCCGACTCCACGCGAGCCACTATGAATAACTAGCCATGTCTCACTTTTATGTGTAAGGATTTCTATAAAGTGATTACCAGAGCCTAATGTTCCAAGGTTTCGGCTAGTAATTTTTAATACATAATTTCTTAATTCATCATTTTCTACTTTTGAATTAAGCGTCTCCACCACCTTTCCCATATTTGTCATTGTACTTTGTTGTATATCTTCAACTCTTTTATTGAAAACACCAGCCCCCATAGGAACATCTCTATTCACTTGATTAAAAATTTCAGTTGCTTTATCTTTAATACTCTTTTGCACACTTAACTCTTCTGAAATTAAAACCGCAATCATTCCGCAACCGATATCGTACCCAACCCAAGCTGGCACAACTGCGTCTTTTGTCCTTAGTACAGAACCAATAGGAGCAACATAGCCCATGTGCGTATCTGGCATTAAAGCACCTTCAATAACAAAATCATGCTTCATGCAATCTTCAAACTGCTCTAGTGCTTCCGCTTCTATATTTTCTGCGTGTATATACTTTTTCATACTCTTTATTTAGGGTTAAAAGCGATTTTATGGTCAATCCTTTTTTCGTCGCAGTATTCGCACTCTTGTTCCTCTCTCGACCCATAGTAAAAGCCAACCATTTCTCTGTTGAATACCGGCTCTACAATAGGTACTCCCCGTAACGCCAGCCATTTAGGCCGGTGAGACACGGGGATTCCTAGTGAGCCGATAGTTTGGTGTTCCATTTATTCAGTTCCTATTTCCACTCCTCCTGTATTAAAAATAGGAATTGGTGAAATATCTAAATGTTTATTACATCGACCAGATGTTGATTTTCTACACTCTTTACATTCTTTTATTGTATCGTAGTTGTCCATACTTTCAGACATAGTGTTTTTTATTACACCCCCCCCTGACTATTCACCACTTTCTAAGCTCATAACTTATTTCTTTGCCTTCCCGGCATAATAGTCTTCTCGCTCGCTTTGCCAGTCTCGTTTCTTCGGCCGTTCCCAGTAGTCATTCAGCCGAGCGACGAGAGCAATCGGAGCGAAGATAATCATGGCGAAGAAGATAGTGATTGCGCTGAGTATCGCTCCAAACCAGCCGAAGACTATTTCGAGGCCCTTCCCTGGGTTCTTACTCTCGAAGGGATGATGCGCCGGGGTGAAGTGTTTTTTCTTTGGGTTCATACTCGTTTTTTCAAATCTTGAATCATCGAGAGGATAGCTGATACATCTTCACCATCGAGTTCTGATTTTCTGATTGTGGCGGCGAGTTCTTCGAGGAGGATGCGCTTCTCTGCCGCGATTTGTGCTTCGGTGTTTTCGGCTTCAGGTGTGGGGTCTTCGATGGAGTAGCCATATTTTTTAAGCTCAAGGACGTTCCACGCGCCATCAGATATACTCGTATCTTCCGAATCCTTCTCGCCGTAAGTTGACATCACATACATACAAAAAGCATCTTCAGCACTTCGATTGAGGACAGCGAGCAATCTTTTGTAACCTCCGTCTTTGCTTTTCATATAATCACCGACCTGGAGAGTGTTGAGGGTTTTGGTGGCAGGCGTGAGATTTGCGTCTTTGAAGCAATAGTCACACACGCTCACGATATTTCCTTCTTTGTCGAGGATGTCATATCCATATCCACCGTCTGAAGTAATCTTGGTAATTCTGATGGCAGCAGGCGCTTCGAAGCTTTCGAAGCTACTGTATTCATTACACTTGCTTCCATCGATTGGCTTGAGGATGTCGCCTACTTTGTAATTTGGCATACGATTGTTATTATGTTTAGAATAATTCGATTATAGCAGACTAGCGGTTGTCTGTCAACCGGGTTGATTCTTAGCCTGCTTAAACCGCCAGAAATAATAGCTGTGGAAGTTACTGGCCGCGTTGCATTCCCCATAAAACGCCCTCAGGGCCTTCGTTTCAACGTATCTGAGCATTACACCCACCCTTGCTGCCTTGAGAGGCTTGTAGGGCGGTTTTCTGTAAAAATTAAGGGCGACTAGGAACATCCCTATCAGCTCCTGCCTCTCATTGAGCTTTGTTTTTGGTATAGACGTGTATCTGTCCATACTAAGCTCTAGCTTCTTCATAGTTTTTGTATTATGTCCCGAATCACATTCACTGTTACCGCGTTACCTGCACACTTATACTTTTGGCTATCGCTTATTCCGTCACACCAATCATCAGGGAAGCCCTGGAGTCTCATACACTCGGTTGGGGTTAGGCGGCGAATACTATTTACTACAGGTGGCTCTTTATAACTGGTTGCTGTAATTGCCACACTGTTTTCGTAGTCTTTCTTGTAATTTATCATTTTTGGATTCTGTATAAACGGCTGTCTATTCCCTCCCTGCATTGTGTTAAGAGTTGGATTTACTCTGTTTGTTCCGTACACTCTGTCGTTTGAGTGGGTGGGGTGGTTGAGCTGGACTATGTGCGGAGTCTCTGCAACCTGAACAGTTGATGCAATGTCGCTCATTAGCCCTCCATTTCTCCCGAGGTGTCGTGTAGCAATCCCTTTCGCTCTTTGTTTGGTAGTGATGCTAGGCGTAGTATCTTCGCTGTCTGTGCTTCCGAAAGGAAATACTTCGGGTCTACGCATTCCTCTAAAATAGAGCTTAGGTTGTTTTCTTTGCATATTTGTTCCATTTTGGTTTGATAAATATTGACCCAATCTCGACCATCTCCAATTGAGTAAAAAAGTCTCCCTTGATATGGTTGCACCGCAAACAACAAAGGGCTATGTTCCCAGTTTCGTAGTGTTTCCCGTTGTCTATCCTGTCTATCGTCATTCGGAGAGTCCTGTTGTTGTACTTGTCCGATACGATTGAAAGTTCCTCCTCTTTTAGACCACAGTAACAACATTTCTTTGGTTGGGATTTGTACCACTCCACAAAGTCCTCCTGTGTCATTTTGACTTCCCAAGAACGCTCCGAGTGTTTCAACTTCTTGTATATTCCCTTTGGACTCCCGTCGTATTTCCTGTGGTTCTCTCTCAACTTCTGAACATTCTTCTGTCTGTATTCCTTGCTCAATTTGCGTGAACAAGTCTTGCATTTCGGATAAGGATAGCTTTTCTCCCTTGCTTTGTGCCATACCCAAAAGAAGTGTTCTTGAGTTTTCGGAAACACTTGGTGACATTTGGTACACTTTTTCGTTAATTGTCGTTTCTCCATACTCATATCTTATAGGAAAAACATCTGGTCGTCTAGTACCCCTTCGGTTACCGACAATGAACACTCGTTCCCTGTTTTGGGGGACTCCGTGGTTCTTGCTGTTAAGCACCTGCCATTGGAGGTCATACCCCAGTTCATCAAGGGTTGCGATGATAACTCTAAATGTGTCGCCTTTGTCGTGAGATAAAAGCCCTTTGACGTTTTCAAGGAGTAGTAGGCGAGGTTGTTTAGCTTTAAGGATTCTGGCGATGTCAAAGAAAAGAGTTCCTCGAGTATCTGAAAAACCTCCTCGCTTTCCTGCGATAGAAAACGACTGGCACGGAAAGCCTCCAACAAGGAGGTCAAATTCTGGTAGGTCTTCGGCTTTGATTTTGGTAATGTCTCCATAGTTTTGATGTGTTGGGAAGTGTTTTTGATAAGTTTGTATTGCGTGCTTGTCGATTTCGGAGTAACCAATACAATCTGGTTCTTGGTTCCGCTTTGTCCAGCCTTCACTGTGCAAGCCAACATGTCCTTCCTTGGCTCCGGTCCTCTGCTCGGTCTGTTCAGACCTGTCCATTGATTCATAGGCTTGTTGTATTCCTAATTCAAATCCTCCGATTCCAGAAAACAATGAGAGGTATTTCATACTCTTTGCTTTTTATATTAGTTGATTATTTCATCGAGCTTGCCCTTCCTCCTCATCGAGCTTGTCATACCGCCAGCATTGAGGGCACGTTATAGCCATCTTTGCCTTTATCATCCACTGGTGCCCTTTGAATGGGCTACCACATCGTTCACACTTCATATCTATATTCCCCACTGGTTGCTTTGGCGAGAACTCTTCTCTTTTAACAAAATCAAGCATCCCCATACTTTTCTATTATTAAATTACAGACTATTTTTGCTCTGGATACCCTTCTGTTTTCTTCTGTAAGGAGTCGGTTCTTCTCTTTCTCTATCAAGCGCTTGACCTCCTCCGTTACTCCAAAAGAACCATTTAGGACAAGCTCTTCTTTATCACTGTAAAGTTTCATATGTCCCGTTATTGTTACACATATCCCCCCTCAAATCGTCTTCCACCATTACCCGTAGTAGTATTCTTGATTCTTTCTTTAGAGAGGATCGAGTCTACTTGTCTTCTACGGTATAAAGGAGCCAAGTGCGTTTTCGGGGGTTTATAGTATCTTTTTGAAGAAAAAAACACGAAAATCCTCTAAACCTTTGCAAAAAACAAAAAAGACGGAATCTTGCGGGACTTCCGTCATCTTTGTCCTTTAACCCCGCAAGAATTAAAGAGATGGAAACTAAGTTGTGAGAACTATTAACAGTATACACCCCCCAGGAATCTTGTCAAGGGGTAAACAAAAAGACCCCCATCTAACAAACAAAAGGGTCTTATCGTTTAATTTAACCAAACTGCACACTGGCAAGACAGGCGCAGGAGAGGTCTACCATAGTATAGCACTATTTCGCTGAAAGGTTTTTCGATACCTTGTTCAACAGCCCGAAACTTGAGGCTCCTCCTCCCCAGAGTGTCAGAATCTGCCCGACTATCTGGTTCCATGGCAGT